AAGTCCCAATCTCGGTCACTTGATATAAGCCAAATATGATCTAAACCATAAATATCTTTATCTTTTACTAGGTGCGCTGCAATATCGTCTGCCTCTACACCTTTATATCGAAGAACTAAGTAATCTTCCGCTAGTACATTCAGTGATTCTTCAAACTCCTCGAAGAACTCTTCAAATGCTATCTTGTCCGCTTCTGTCTGCTCTGCGAACTTGTCTTTTCTATTTTGCTTATAGTCTTCACATATATTCTTTCTATATGTAGAAGAGCCCCAATCTGCCGTAATAATAATATTGTTGCAGCCATATGACTGGCCTAAACTTTGTACTGTTCTTTGGAAGTCATATCTAAAGTCTGTACGACCTTGATGCTTCCATCGGAATGCCAAGTTTAAGGCATCTACTATTAGTGTGGTGTTTGGTTTTTCTATGCTTAGCTTATCTGTAAAATTAAACGCCATCTAGAAATTCTACCTTCTCTTGTGCTAACCAATCTGCAGCTAGTGCTACGTAACAATCTAGCCAGTTTATATACATATAATCTACATTTTCTGGCTGTACTGCAGTTACTACAAATGGTTTTGACCGGTTATATTTGAAAAACAATAAAGGCTCCTGGTTACCGCCTTTTGCTTGTGCTACTACTTTCTTCCACCAACGTATTAAGTTGTTTGTTTTCTGAGCTGTAAAGATTGAATCATTTAACGGCGACTCTGCATAGTTTTTAACTTCAATACAGAACCGGTTTTTTGCATGTGGTACGTACAAATCACCTTTTAAGTATTCAAGAGCGCCCGAAGCGGGCACTCTCTCAAACTTATGTCCTGTAGTTTCTCTAAGCATATCCCTAATTAGATACTCTCCTCTCGCTCCCTTCGCTCTCGAATCTACCATACTCTGACTCTTTGTCCTCTTCGGATTTCTCCGGCTTAGCTAATAGCTGTTCTGTATCTAAATGATGAAACGCAATTCTACGCCTCGCAGATAATTGTTGTCTTTGTTGTGCAATTTGTCGTCTACGCACTACTTCTCCAGTTTGCTTACATTGCCAGCTTTGACCACTTCTACTTTCTCAAGTAGCGGGTGTGTCCAACCGTGGCTAACTATATAAGTATTTAGACCTTTTTCACCTAACAGTACTTCTACTAACTTCTCTCTGCCGGTATCGTCCAATACGTTTACTACTTCATCGAGGAACAGTATGTTGATTTGAGACTTAGAGATACTACTCATCAACTTACGAATCGCAATAAGTGTAGCTGTATTTACTCGTGCTAATTCACCGCTTGAAAGTGCTAGAATATCAACTATGTTTCCATTGTCTGTAATCTGCACATTCAGTTTATCGTTTGAAACAACAAACTCAAGTGTGAAACGACCATCCGAAAGTTCTGCAAGGTATATATTTGTTAGTTCTTCTAGTTCTTTAACTAGATTTTCTATCTTATATGCCAACAGGCCATTCGTACTAAAAGACTTCTTCAATACTTCCAAGTTCGAGGCAATCTTCTGCTCGTCATTGAATAATTCTTTACACTTGTTCAAATCTTGCAAGAAGCTATCCGTCTGCTCCTGAATCACTTGAATTCGTGTGTTCCTTTTAGTTCTACGTTCGTTTTCTTTTGCAGTAGCGTTCAGCTTTGATTTGGCTTCCTCAATACGCGATAATAACTCTGCTATTCTTTCTTCAATAGAAGAACCTGACAAACGCTCGGCAGGTATAGTAGAGTCAATACTTCTGTATAAATCTTCCCATTCTTTCTGCATCTTTACTTTCTTATCAAATTGAGTATTATTTTCCATAATTATATCAATCTGCTCTTTGATCTCCGCAGCTCGTAGTCGTGCATCGTCTATCTTACTTTGCTCTGCATTGACTAGCTCTTGCATATGATCTTGGTCGATAGATTGCTCACAAGTATGGCAGTGTGTTCCTAGCTTCATCATCTTCTCGATGGCTTGCTTTGACCCCGCTGCGATTTGTTTAAGACCTCCCATCTCTCCTTGCAGTTTATCGTAAGACAGCTTCTCTGTAGCTGTAATACTTTGCACTGAGGTCAAATCTATCTTACTCAACATATCCTTATATTGATTATTCTGAAAAATCTTTTTATTTATTTCTGAGATATTTTGATTTTTCAGTTGTAGAGAACGTAACTCTTTCTCATCTTCTTCCGTGTTAATTTCTATTTCTTCGAGTGGCAGTATGGTAGTATCACTCAATTTATTATCTTGTAACCATTTTTCTATTGTAGCCATCTTTGCTTCGAATGCGGTCAAATTAGCTACACTACTCTTAGCCGCGTCTTTGAACAAATCAAACAACTGTACATAGTTTTCTAAGTGTAACAAATCGATCAGAAACTTTTTTCTGTTTGTGTCTGTTGCAGTTAGAAACTGTAAGCTAGTATTTGTATTCTGGTAAACAAGCTGAGTAAATGTCTTAAAATCAATACCAATAATTTCCTGGAGGCTCTTATAGGTGTTTGTAGCCGTATGACTACTAATATCTTCTCCGTTATGTAATAATTGTATCTTGATGTTAGTTTTTCGATTAATTATAACTTCATAACTATTCGAGTCTTTCTTAAAAGATAAGCTAATACTGTATCCATTATCTACATACCTGTTTGGTATGTCTGCTTTCTTGATGCCTTTTGAGTTTTTATTATATAAAGCCTCTTCGATAATTAACGGTATGGAAGACTTACCCATACCGTTTGTACCGATTATCTGTGTTACAGTATTATCTGAGAGGTCTAACTCGTTGTCTGCACCGTAGCTGAAGCAGTTACTCCATTTCAACTTTTGAAGCGTAATCATTAAAAAGTCCTATAATATCAGGTATTCGTTCTTCATTTATCTCTAGGATATAAGTTAGATACTCAACTAACTCCTCCTCTACGGTCATATCTTTATCTATAACAAGTGCTGCTTCTGAGGATCTTTTTACTACTTTCTTATCTAAGAGGTCTGTATTCTTGATACCTGCTAACTCTTGAATATCACCTTCTATCTCGTAAATTGTATGGTGGTATTTAGTACTTATCATATCATTTGGGTCAGTGACAGTCTTACGAATTAACTGAGGCAGCTCAAAGCGTTCCCAGAACCAACTCCAATCTTCATCATTAATAAGTAAATAACCAGTTTCAACTATATTCCTATGAAAAGAAGTAGTCATTGGTGAGCCTGGATATACAATGTTACGTTGTGTATTACTGTGAGCATGTAGATCGCCTGCAAATACTACAGGGAAATCTTCTAGTAAGTCTAAATCAATCTCAGGCTTTACATGTGGTGGAATCTCTCCACGAACATGAGTAAACAGAGGTTTTGTTTTGTCAAAATGATCTATAATATCTTTTCTATGTAAGTCTGCATATGGCAGAATACCATAACCTAAGTCTTTATCAATATACGATATATCTACTATATTTATTAGGGGATTGATGTCCCTTGAGACTTGCTTTAATTGTGTAAAGAAAGTCTTATTTTTCTTAGTAGCTTCGTGATTACCGTCATAGATTATTGTTGGAATCTTTACTTTCCGAATAAACGAAAAGTAAAGTTCCAGTTCTTCCATACTAGGCAGACGGTCAAATAAATCTCCTCCAATAATGTGCATACTGCACTGTTCTTCAAGGGCATAAAGCTGTTCAAAGAACAGCTTGTAGCGATTTAGTGCCCACTCTCGTGGTACGTTCTTTTGACCTAGCTTGATGTGCCAGTCTGCCGTAAATAAAATCATCCGATTTTAAACTCGTCTTCCAGTGACTCATCAATTTCTTCTGCACCAGCTTCACGGATTTCGTCAAGCAAAGTTTTTTGTGCGTCTGGGGTAGGACGAGCCATAACGTCATCCATAGACTTCAGACCTTCTACAAGTGCAAGCTCAGTCTCGTCAAGAGGACGTGGCTTACATTTCAATACCTGCAACTGATACTCGACATTGTAGGCGAGTGGGCCAGTCTTGGTACGCTTAAACTTAACATCCCAGCCAGTTTGGTTATCGGTTGGATCACCGAGATCTTCTGCTGCTGTCATGATCTGTTCAAACAGTTTCTTCTTTAGGTTGATTACTTTGACTTCGCCACCGTCGATGCACTGCATCGCATAGCTCCAGCCACACTTCAGATCGGGGTAGTATTCACGAACCCAATCTTTTTCTTTGTTATTGAAACGCTCTTCGTTACGGTCGAATGACAAACACTCGAAAGGAATGTTCTTACCGTTTTTGCCTTCAATCCAGTATACATAACGAGCGAGTACATCGCCAACTAGTCGTACTGAGTTGTCACCATCGCGGTAAGCGAAAGAAGAGATAGATGATTTTTGGGCAGCGCCCTTTGATTTTGCGAATGTTAAAGCCATTAGTGTTTCTCCGTTGGGACTTCTTCGTATAGAAAAGTCATTATATCGTTTTCTATAGTTAGTAGTCTATTGTTTTCAAATAATGACCTGTCTATATTATTATGAAACAGGTCTAGGGCTGTGTTACCAGTTGCTAAGTAGTCTGCTAAAGATCTCATTGATGCTAGAGCAAGGTATTGACCTACCTCGATATTGGTATATTTATATAAGTTGTAAACAAGAACTTCGGGGTGTGCGAGAAATGATTCACCTTTGTAGTCCTTCATATAGAATTTATATATTCTATCATATCTGTTCTTAGGGATTAGACCCATTGTCAGCATTTTAAAAATAAGAACACAATCAGAAGCATTTCCTTCCGTTGTCTCGAATATCTTCTTCCAATTATATAAGAGCATATTATATCAAACTATCCAGCATTTGTCAAGAATTATTTTTCGTAAAGTCATAGTAATCTCTGTCTATCGGCTTATTATTACTAAACTCAGATAGGGGTACTGAGATTGATACTCGTGCAGAATCTGGTACAGCTTTATGGAACATGCCTGCAGGAATGTATAATAAGTCGCCTACTGTTAATACCGTGTCAATTATGGGTACGTGCTTAGCTTCCTCCTCTGGTGTCATTACCATTCTACTAGTAAAGCGTTTTTTACCGTTTTCCATCTTCTCGCTACGCGCATGTACGTTATATACTTTCCAATGTACCGAACCAATTGCGTGCACTAAAAAATTATCATCTGCATCTGCATGGCACTCAAACGATACTGCATTCTTTTTTGGAGAGCAGTAGAAGTGTGCATCTGCTGCAGTGTTCTTATAGCGTTCTTCTAGGCAATGAGCAATAGCGGAAATGTTGGGGCTAAACATAGAAGCTTTCGTAAGTATCATACTGCCGCCTCGTTTCCATATATCAGATACGTATTTCTTTTCGTACCAGACTTCTCCAGTCCACGCAGGCTTATCTACTCGGCGTAAGTTATCTTTTTCCATACATAATTTACTGCCGTCAGGTTTAATTACTTGTAACCCCGCTACGGCTCTGTCATTAGCTATGTATTTGGAAATATCATCCCAGCTAGTAATGTCTCCAAAGAAATTTGTTTTAAACGAGTTAGCTCTAAATACCATAGGCTTTTTGTCTTTTACAGTACTTTGAAAAGCTGCGTCTGTTAGAGGGTGTATTAAGTCCTCGAAAGTGAATTGTGGTCTATTCATATTTGTTTAATTTTATACCCCTGTTTCATATAATAGCCCATTCTATTTGACGCCTGTCTTTGAGCTGTTTTACCTTTTAAATGTATGTCAATTATTACTGGGTCACGCTTCCCTTCTTGCTTACGTATAACACGGCCAATAAGCTGAGTAAGCAAGGGTTCATTATTAATAGGAGTGCCCAGTATAAGGCAGCTAAGCGTATTTACGCTGATACCCTCACTAAAAATTGCTTGTGTTCCGTAAAGTACGTTTTTATCTCCATACAATATCTCATCTACTAGTTTTTCTCTGTCCTCATGAGATACCTCACCCGTAACACAAACCGCTTTATCACCAGTCAGTTCGGCGCAGCTCTTTAAAAACGCGACTCGATCAGACACCACTAACACCTTATGCCCTTTTGCGGCGTAGGCCGCTGCCAACATGGCAATAGTATGGCGATAGTCGCTGTTATTGGACAGATGGTTGATTCTATTCGCCCACGGTATGCTGGCACCATCCATAAATCTTATGTCAGAACTAAGTATCTCGATAGTAGGTACCATATAGTTCTCTTTAGGTGGCTGAAACAGCTTCGGGCCAAAGTAGTCTCTAAACACAACATGTTTACCATCTTTTCTTTCTATAGTGCCTGATAATCCTATCTTATATTTACAGTAATTTGTATCTAAAATCTTAGAAAAGGTCGGACTAGATACGTGGTGCATTTCATCTAGTATGATGGTTCCAAACTCTCGTTTTATCTTCTCAATATTGCGGTATAAACTCTGAGTATTGCCAATAACGATAGGAGCGTCAAGTTCAAATCTACCACTGCCTATGATGCCAGCCTCAATTCCAAAGACTTTCTGTACTTCCTTTGCCCACTGATTACGCAGTGGTACAGTATGGGTAATCACAAGTGTTTTTTGACCAAGTTTTGCTGCTATGGCTAGTCCTGTAAAAGTCTTTCCCCAACTGACCCATGCGTTAATAATAGCACTGCTATCAATTTGGTCATAAACCGCTTGCTGGCTTTCTCGTAAAGGGAACCTAAACTCTGGAAAGTCAACTGGCACCTCAATACGCTTATCGACTATTTCGTAGTCGTCTGGTATTAAGTCCAACCTTCCTACAGGAATAGTAACAAGATTTTCTCTAATACGCGACATATTCTTAATTACCTGAGGTGGCTCATGTGCGTTGAAGCCTGGAATAGTATATGTTAGTTCTTTATTTATAACTTCCCTATACTCTTTCGTGCATTCTAGATAAATCCTGTTACTAATCACTGCTTTCATAGGTTTAATTCATTCTTAGCGATAATATAGTTCTTAACGAACTCGGAGCGTACAATATCCTCTACTTCAAACTCGATAAAATCGAAGTCGCCCATACGTTTAAGTATTTTCATAAAGTCTTGCATACCGTTTTGTTTAAGATCAGCCTGCCTAAAGTCGCCACAAAAGATAACCCTACAACCTTGACCTATTCTGGTTATAATTGAGTCTAGTTCATGAAAAGACATATTCTGACATTCGTCAATAAGAATGACAGCATGTTTCAGTGTAATACCTCGGATAAACGAAGTAGTCATAAA